ACTGCCGAATGATATTCGGGTATGTACAAAGGCCGACGCCGTTGAGAGTAGTGTTCCCATAGGTTACGTCAATGACCCACCTTTCCGTAGCAGCGTCAAAGACAAGATTCAAAGTAGCCGTGGTCCCATCTTCAAGGATCAAGATCGTTTGTTGGCTTGCAAAATTCGTAAGATTGTCAACCAGTGTCATAAGAGAGGCGCGAAAGATCCCTTGAGAGCTGTGATGCCGTTTGTCACGGCCGTTCCGACAGTACCGCCGTTAATCGTTTGGAACTGCTTATTTTGGGCCGCCCGCCCGCCGTAGTTCGCTTGGTAACTGGACACGGTTAGGTTATTCGAGAAATTCAATTGCTTCATTGTTACTATAAAATCTGACATGGTCTTTGTCTTTTCAGATTGGATTGCTTTTAAGCCAATAATGATCATGTTGTCGAACACCTGGAACGGCGTGAACACGGTGAACACCACGCGGGCGATTCGCAGGGAGCTTAATTGGAAGTAGGCCTGCTGCTGCTTCGTCATCGCCGGTCCCTTTTGGAAATAGCTAGCCAGCTGAGCAGCCCGGGCAATTCCCTGCTCGATTTGCACGGCAATGTTCTGGGCCTGGGAAATTGACTTTTGCATGGCAGTAAAAACACCAGGCGTATAGTGTCCCGTGTAGGATTGCACGCGCGTTAAAGTGGTTTGCACGGCATTCAAGGCTTTGCTAAGGCTTGATACCAAGGAAGATGAAAGAGAGAGCTCAGAAACAAATCCTCTCAAAGTGATGATGTTTGGCTTCACGCCGATATGATCCTGAACGGCCGTGTTGTCTTCAAGCCAGTGGTCGGTCGCTTCATTCTCCATGTCAACGCTAGCGTCACCTTGGTAGTCAAAAGCAAAAGCGCCAATTTGCTGCACTCCTATCGGAGCTAAAACGGTTCGACCATTGAAAGCAGCGTCGTACTGCTGCGCCACGTCTTTCGCGTTGACATTCCGATTGAGCGTAGCCAGGGTAGCATTCGCGCTGGTGGGGAGCGTGCTGAGATTCGCGCCGGTGAGGGCCATTAGGCAAGCACCTCGCCGCTGCTAAGAACTTGTCCGTTCTGGATTAATTTTTTATTCCAATGGTCATCAACAACTTGTGTCAAAGCACGTTTCAAAGAATCTGGAGTATGGACTCCATTAAAACTGAACGTATTATGCACTTCAATATTCCTAGCTGGTGTCGGTAAAACTGTTTGCGGAATAGCTCTCTCGACACTGCGCCCTAAAAGTTCAGCTTCTGTCATTGTGTGCACATCTTTATAAGGATTCCACATGTACCTGAAAATCTCAGCCCATGGTTTCTTGAACTCTTCTCCCATGGTAGGAGTTCCCAATTCTTTGCGGATTTTAGCACGAAGTGTTTCATTCTTCTGATGGTTGTCAAACCACTTCTGAATGTCATTCAATGCAGTCATGATTAGGCGAAGTGACTTCAACAACGGCCCGGCATCCCACTCCGCAATGTCAATGACAATCTGCTGCGCCGCATGGTGGATGTCCGTGAGAAGCTGAGACATCTCGAAAAAGTCTTTCTGACCCTTCTTAGACATTCCAGCGAATTGGTTTCCAATGGTCTCGAACTGTTTATTTGAAAGCTCAAACACTCGAGCAAGCATGGGATCAATTCCAACTTTGCTAAGAAGCTGTGTTTTTTCAGCATTCGAATAACCTTGAAATTTAGCAGACCTTCTGATCGAGTCTAAAATTTGGAATACGTCCTTTCCTCTAAGATCGATGCCGAGAATCTGGGCTAAAGGAAGAAGATTTCCTTTTCCAGTCAACTTCATCTCGGCGATAGAAGCACTCAGGCTTTTTACTGTAGAAGTGACAGCCTCACCACTGACCTGCATGTGCTCGGCCACTCGAACCCATTTCTGGAAGTCCTGAGTATTTACATCGGTCAGCGTGCTGATGTCCTTGAGGCCCAAGGACATTTTAATGGCAGTATCAGTGAACCCAGCAAGCTTCTCGGAAAGTTCAACCAAGATCCCGAGCGCACCTACGCTCGCGACCTCAAGCTCGCCCATCCGGCTGACAAGATTCCCGACCGTCAACTCGCCTTTGGCGGTGTCAACAATCAAGTCAATGAAAAATTCGCCTAGCTTCATTCTGCCTCTGGCTTGTTCAGCCTGATCAATTCACTCTCGTACTCTGCTTGAAATGATTCGTACGCCGCGGCTTCAAGCACTGCGTCCACTGGCGCCTCCATGACCTTTTCAGGATCTCCACCCCACCATCCTCCTTTAGCCAACCTCAGTGCTAAGACCAAGTATTGGTCTAAATTTACTGCAATGCGGGGACGACGGAGCTTTGACTCTTTGGCGTCAATAACCCTGAAAAGGTCTTTGCGAAAAAAGGCTTACAATTCACCTCCACAATCCTGTAGAGAATGGTGTAATAATCTTCTCTCGCCTGCTCCCCGAATTCCTGATCGTCAAACAACTGGGCGTCAACCGAGATCAACGCCTCATTTGCTTTCGGCGAGTACTTGACTGTTCCCATGCAGGCAAACACGGCCGATTTTACGTCGTCACTTGTAGCCAGTGAGATGGCTTTATCGATGAAGGTCATGAGGCTTGAAGGATCATTCTTCAACTCCTCCATGTCCCGCTGCATGTCGGCTACATTTAGCTTTATCCCGGACAGTTGCTTTAGGACTGCTTGCATCAAAGCAGCTGCCTTGCTAAACTCTGCCGTACCGACATGCAGTGCCGCACCTGACGGCAACTTAAACACTTCTGCTTTTCTCACAGTTTCCCCTCCTGTGCCCGACTTACATCACTGAGCGATCTGAGTTTCCAAACTTGATCATCCATTCAACAACGGACTGCTCGGTGTCCCCGGCAACGCTGCTCTTTGCCTTGGGCACTTTTGAGAACGCCCCACCAACCACTTGGTAGGTAACCAGCTTCGAGTTCCCGGCTCCATCGCCAACCCTCTTGGTAAACGTGCCCACCATGAGGACGAATCCGGCTGGATCTGCCTTCATGCTTGCCAAGAGCGAGTTCAGGAAAATATCATCTGCTGAACCCAAGAGCAAGCGCAGCTTCAAGTCGGCGACGCGCCCATCCTCATTCAAGGCGTAGATGGTATTCCCATCCTTCGACGCCTTGATCACCATCAGGTTGGCCTCGAATGTCAAATCCGCTATGTCACCATCAGCAAAGTTATGAAAAACTCTGCCGTTGATGACTACAACGTCCCTGCCAGTAAGTGAAACTGCTCCAGCCATAGTTGGCCTCCTTTACGCGTTAATATTGACGATGACCGACGACTGCTGGACTGCTCCAGCTTCCTTGGCTGCAATTTGGATCAGCGGCGCTTTCCTTGCCGCCCTGTCCGCTGGTGACTGCAGTGCTACTGGCACGTGGAAAAGATAATATCCGAAGTCTTGCACGTTCCTCACCAGATCCGCGGGGTTTCCAAATTTCGTGGAACTGGTCCAAGCACCCGGTGCGAGGTAACCGTTCCTTACTGCCTGCGCGCAAGTTCCCGCGTAGGCATTCTGGAGGCCAATGATCCCATCCTCAGTTTGCGGGATCTTGGTGCTCGTCTGAGCCAGGTAGTTGAACCCATCAACTGCCAGCTGGAAGCCGAACCAAGACCGCCCGTAGACTTGGTCAAAAAACTGATTGGCTCCGAAGCTCTGCACTCCCGGGACACCACTGGTTGAGGGATAGATGTCGATCCCAGCAGTCATGGCGAGACTCCACTGGGTTTCACCAATGGTTTGGTCGGGCGTGATCGTGGCGAGTTGCTTCAGGTTCATAGTCTGCATCGTTTCTGAACCCGTGAAGTTCACACTGAGCCCGCGCCCAAGATAAGCCGCGGCAAAGATCTGAGTCTGCTGCACCGCCGCCCCATTGAGCAAGGCATTCCCATAATAGACGCATCGGGTGTAAGTATCACCGGCCTGCCGCACCAAGTCCAGCATCGATCCAGGCTGCAGATTGGATATGACCGATGAGGCATACCCAAAAATTTTCTGGATGGACTGGCAATACGCCGACAGGTTCGCGAACGCGGTTGCTTGGGAGTCCATTTCCTCATCGATCAAGATCGCCTCGAAGAACACGGTGTTGATCATTCGAGCAATGGCTGCCTGGGTGGTTTCCAATGAAGGGCTCGTGAGCCTGGGAATGATCACGAAATACCCGCCTCCCGTAAGGATGTTCGGCGTTTGTGAGAATAAGGCAGTGGCAATTGCGAAGGCATTCGAGTTCACTCCGAAGTCGATCCCCACTTGAGTCGGGCTCGCATAAATGGCATACGTTTGCCCGGAGCTCCAACCACTTGGCGCCTCCTGGCTGAACAGCGCCACGGCACTCATGTTGGGAGAGCCGAGCGCCAGGCCAGGCGAGATGACGGTTACGTTGATGATGTTTGAGAGCGGCAGAGTTTGATTCGGCTGGTTCGCCATGGTTTTCTCCTTACGACGAGGTTGTTACTCCGGCTGCTGGAAAGGTGTCATAATAGTCGACACTCTTTATTTTCTGGTGAAGCGCGTTCATGTGGAATCCGATTCTGAACCGATTAAGCCACTTTGTTTCTTCAAGATCCGGCACGGGAATGAACTGTGTCGGAAGCTCGCTGATTTTCATCAATTCCCCATCCAACTCCTGCTGAGCAAACACTGAGCTCAGTGCCTGGATGATTTCTTCCTTGCGAGTCCTGGCGCTGGAGTCAAAGCTCATTGCCTCAATGACAATCTCATGAAGCATTGCCACTGACTGGACTTCAGTCAGCGCGACAGGATCAAATTCGTTGTTGGATCCCACTACAATGTCCGGCCCGTAGAATAAGGCGATGTAGAGCCCGGGGTTCTTGGGTATTTCCCAGTTCTCAAGGCCGAGCATCAACTGGCCTTCCGCAAGAACCATTTCCTCTTGCAAAATATCAGCCAGGACCTTGATCGGTTCCCGAGGAGGAGTGCTCATTGTGGCGGCTGCTCCGTTAGCTCATAATGGAAGTACCCGGCCTGGCTCCAATCTTGAACCGATTGGATCCTGAATTGAAGTCCGTTCTGGTCCTGCACCACCGTGTCCGGTGCGAGCGAGGTGTCAGCCCACATTTCCCACCACTTCCAAATTCTCTGGCCTTCAGGTTTCCTGTCAACGCGCTGCGGAGGAATTGGCTGCATCACGGCGTCAAACGCCACCACTTTCAAGACTTGCTCATTCACTTCAAAATCAACGGCTTCCTTGTTGACAACCTTCATTTGGACCGCGCTCGTCCAATCCGAGAAGGCTTCGGCCACATTGGGAAACATTTAAAACCTCATCCGCACGCGAGACGAGTAGGAGCGCCTAAGCTGACCACTTGCAATCAGAATTCCCGAACCGGCTTGCCCGGCATAAATCTGCGCGATCATTCCCTTGCGCTTCTTAAGGGATCCTTTCAGCTTTGCGAGCAAAGTGCCGTACTTCAGCGGTGCCCATTTCCCGAAACCACCGGTATCAAAAGCTTGAATGACAATCTTCTCCGCGGCGACGCCGATCAACTTCCAAACCTGCATAGCTCCTTCCTTGGTGATGAGCTTGTGCGCCAAATCGTGCACCGACTCCATGATCTGCTTGGCGTGCTCTTGGATCGGTTGCTTGAGCACTGAGCGCATGGGGAGGCCGTGCTCCGGTGCTCCAAATTCATGGATGGCTGCCAAGGTAGCGTTAGTCATGGAACCGTCGCGGGCGTCGTGATTGCTAAACACTCCCACCTCAATGGACGGTCGTTGTTTCAAGGATTCGTAGAGATCCTTGAGCTTGTCAAGCGAGACGTTCATTTTTCCTTTTTGCATTAGAATTCGAACGGATCGTTGAGTCCCTGAAGCTGGGCATTCTCTCCCGCCACGATGCTGACATTTCCCACGAGCTTGAGCATGAGAACCTGCAGGAACGCGCGACCGTAAGCCGTCTTGGTGAATTGGAACAAGGCGGGATTGTTGACAATATCTTGCGGCCACTCATAGCCAACGCTCACGTTCCCAACGCCCTTCGACGCGATCACGCCTTCCGCTTGGCTCTTCGTTCCCTGCGCCCTACTCGGGCTGCTGAGGCCTCCCGCCGCCTGGACGGATAGCACTACAAAGTGAGCCGACGCGTTGAGATATGACATCAACGCTTCGCTAGTTTGATTGGGCACCAGACCCACTAGCGTCGTATCAAACAACTCGGGGTTGAACACCGTGGAGGCTAGGTTGAGTCCAGCCTGGATATCAGAGTCCCGAACCGTTTCCAATCCCTGCCCGTACACGAAGTCCCGGGTGAATTGGGCTTTGAACTGTGCTACCGTCGCAGGCGGCGTGAGTTGCCCCATTTATTTTGCCGCGAGCTGCTTCTTGAGGTCCTCGTTCTCTTTGGTCAGAGCATCGTTCTGGTGCTTCAGCTTTTCAGCCTCAGCGCCGCGCACTCCTCCCATTTTCAGCTTCGAGGAATCAACTAAGTCCTTATAGTTGGTAAACCTCTCCGCCTCCTCCGCGGACACCTCAATGGTCTCACCGGGAGACACGCGACCAGACGGAAGGTCATAATGTCTTTTGCCCCGGTTCAACAGCACGACCTTTTTGCCTTCAGCCTTCGCTTCAGGCTCCTTTGCTTTTTGCTCAGGCTCCTTTTCCTTCTCTTCCTTTTTAGCCATCGCTCATCTTCCCCCTACACTATGCGGAGTGATCGAAGTACAGCGCTTCCGCCGGCCGGTAGAAAATGGTGCCGGTGAACTGACCCGCACCCACTCCCTGCCAGTTGAAGTTGTTGCTCGTTCCCGCTGGATTCAAGACGAAGTCCACGGGAATGTCCATCTTCACGGTTTCCGGGTTTCGGCGATACAACACGTACCGGTTAGTCCCGAGTCCGGTCCAATACCCCGCGTTCTGGGCCTTCTGCGCATAGGCCAGTGGCAGGATCTTGAAGTCCTTCATGCCGGTGATCCGCTTGAACATGTTCTCCAAGTACGTGATCATGTCGACAATCGGGAATTGGTTCGATGCAGCCGTTCCTAATCCCAGGTAGTCGCTCAACGGCATGACGAACGTATCCGGCATGACGGTGAAGTTCGCATTCGCCGCGTACGCCGCCAGGATCTGCGCCACCAAGGTCTGGAACTGGGTGGAGCTCATCGAGCTGATGAACTGCGTGATGACGGCCGTGTTGACTGTCACCTCAGGGCTCGACAAGAGTCCCGGCACGTCGGCCAGATCCTGTTGAAGACCCAGGAGGCCGATTTTCTGGATTCCGAGCTGCCAATTCTTGGTCAAGCTCTTCATCTTTCCCGAGATCACGTCCCAGTTGTTGCTCGCGAGAGCCTTGTTCACTTCCGGGATGGAGTACTGATAGCCCTTTGCCCAAGTGACCACCTTCGCGGTCTTGGGGCTGGTGCCGACATCGACGGTCGACAACTGCGACGGGCCCGAAGCGACAGAGATGATGCCGCTTTCGAAGTCTCCGGCGAGATCATAGACCAGGTTGGTCTTGATGTCTTCCATCCACGCCCCGACTCCAACGTCGATCGGAACGTAGTCGGCCACCGGCACTTCATAGAACTTCTGTTCCACGACCCGCTCGCGAATGAACGTGGTCGTTTGGATGGTGTATTGGTAGCCCAGCGAGGAGCTGTCAATATTTCCATCCGAGTTGAGGAGCTTCATCCCGGGCTTCCAGCCCATCGCCGCATTCTGCAGCTCCTTTCCGAGGATTTTGCTGTTCTTTTTCATTTATGTTCTCCTTGGTTGTGAACCATCAGCTTAGGCGAATGCCGGGACCAGCAAGATGCGGGTCAACTGACCCACAGTAGCGTAGTCCAGCGCGAGCCCACGGAGTTTCCCGGCCGCAAGCACCTGAACGTCATTGGGGCCCGCGGTTTGCTCCACGAAACTGCCGGGAGGAATCGTCCCAGCAGCCAAGAGCCAGATGACTGGCCCAACGAAGCGCAGCGCCACTTGGATGGCGTTCGGAGTCGGCGCAGAGGCAGTCTTCGGGTCGAAAATCATGTACCCGTGAGCAACGTCGCCAGTGCCCGCTTCGACGAATTGCGGCGTCCCAGCGATAACGATCGCCGAGTCCAACTTGACCGGATCACCAGCCAGGATCGGAGTCGCCTGATTGGCCGAAACGATTCCCGAGACTACGCCCGAAAGCGCGATTTTGAGATCTTGCTGACCCCGAACCGGCACTTGGGCGAACTGGTTAATATTCAGCGTAGACATGTTCTTATTCTCCTTTTTCTAGTTCGCCTTAATGCGCCGGGGCCGAACCGTATTTTTTTGCGCCAGCCGCAATCCTTTCCTCAGGAGTCACCATGGTAACCGCCACGGGGATCCCCTGTCGATTGCCGGCAGCGTTTTTGAGGTCAGCGAATGACTGCCTACCGGCGTTTCGCTTTTCCTCATCCTCTTTTTTCTTAACGTCATCAGCGTTCTTCTTTTCCTCAGCGTCCTGACGCTTTTTGTCCTCAACTCTTTCCTTTTCCGCGGCATCAGCGGCGTTCTTCTTCTCTTCCTCTTCCTTTTTGTCCGCTGCCTGCTTGCGCTCCAGAGCTTCCTTTTCCTTGGTCTCGGCATCAACCTTCTTGGCCGCGTCCTCAGCCTGGTCGTTCTTCTTCTCTTCTTTCTTGTCATCACCACCGGCATTTTTCTTAGCTTCTTCGTCCTTCGCGGCTTTCATCTTAGTCGCGTAGGCACTCTTGAGCGAGCCAAGAGTATGTTCCTTC